GTCAAAAGAATAGGTGGTACACCTTATACTGGAGGACAAAGCCGATATAGAATCGCTGCCAATTATGGAACTGCTATTTTTCAAGGTGATTTGGTTATGCAAGTTACTGGTGGAGGTGTTGAAATACACGCTGACGGTGGTACTGTTCCAATAGTGGGAGTATTCAATGGTTGTAGATTTACAGATCCTACAACTGGAAAAGAGACTTTTTCCAACTTTTACCCTGCAAGTACAAATGCTTCCGACATTGAAGCTTTTATCATTGACGACCCAATGGTTGTTTTTGAGATTCAATGTAATGCTGCATTTCCAATTGCAGATTTACTTGGTAACTTTGATGTTGTGTATACAACAGCAGGGTCTACTGTAACGGGAATTTCTGGTGCAGAATTAAATGTATCTGATGGAGCAACCACTGCTGGTTTACCTCTTAAGGTTATAGATATTTCTCAAGATCCAGAAAATTCAGATGTTTCATCAGATGCAACCAATGTCTATGCTGTGATTCAAAACCACATCTTTGGACAAAAAGGTGCAGGATTAGCATAAGGGAGTTTAGATTATGGCTATATCAAGAGCGCAACTAGTTAAAGAACTAGAACCTGGTCTAAATGCCCTATTTGGCATGGAATATGACCGTTACGATAATGAGCATGCGGAAATCTATGATACAGAATCATCAGACAGAGCGTTTGAAGAAGAAGTAATGATTAGTGGTTTCGGTAATGCTGCAACTAAATCAGAGGGTGCTGGTGTATCTTTTGATAGTGCAAACGAAGTATATACATCAAGATATACAATGGAGACAATTGCATTGGCTTTCGCATTAACTGAGGAAGCAATGGAAGATAATCTTTATGATCGTCTTGGTGCTAGATACACAAAGGCACTAGCAAGATCAATGGCACACACTAAGCAAGTAAAAGCTGCTGCTACATTAAACAATGCGTTTGATTCCAGCTTTACTGGTGGTGATGGAAAAGAGCTTTGTGCTACAGACCATCCTCTAGGTGGTGGTGGAACATTTTCAAATGAACCATCAAGTGCCGCTGACTTAAACGAAACATCATTAGAAAGTGCATTAATTGACATTTCTAATTTTGTTGACGAGAGAAACATGATTGTAGCTCTTCGTGGTATGAAGTTAATCATTCCACCAGCACTACAGTTTGTCGCTGATCGTTTATTAGAGTCAACTCTAAGACCTGGAACTGCTGACAACGATGTAAACGCAGTTAAGAATATGGGAATGTTACCAGAAGGTTACGTTATCAACCATTTCTTAACAGATACAGATGCGTTTTTCATCAAAACTGATGCTCCAAATGGTTTCAAATATTTTGAAAGAACACCATTAAGCACAAGTATGGAAGCAGATTTCGACACAGGAAATATGAGATATAAAGCAAGAGAAAGATATGCTTTTGGATTCTCTGATCCTCGTTGTGTGTTTGGATCACCAGGCGCAGCTTAACGAACAATTGTTCGATTATTAAAAGGGTGGCTTGCGAGTCACCTTTTTTTTATGTATAGTTAAATTACCTTGACGAAGAATCAACTTCGACAAATGCCACGACAAGGAGATTTACATGGCTAATACAACTTTTAAGGGAACTCTACGTTCTGAAGGTGGATACTCATCCATAGCTACTGCTGCAAGCACAGGAGTAGAAACAACTCAAATGTCAATTTCATCTGCTGGATTTGCATCTATGGATGCCAATACAATGGCAGTAGAAGCAGGAACTGGTATTACAACTGGCACTGGAACTATCTATAGAAGCTCTGTTCAAAGAGTTGGTGGAATAATTACAACAAGAATATTAATAGACTTAACTGGTTTAAGATCAACTGGTTCAGGCGATATTATTGGTGTTAATGGCACATCACTAGTTTGTCACATAGGTCAAATAACTGCTGCTAGAAATGGCACTATACTTACTGGTAGCATGGAATGTTTTGAAGCACCTGCTGGTGGTGATCCTGATATTAATGTGCATTCTGCAACAGAAGGAACTGGAGTAGAAGACGGTGCTATTGGTGATTTGACTGAAACATTATTAGTGAACGCAGGTGATGCAACATTAGGAAGTAAAGTTTACTTTTCCGCTGTTCCTGCCGCAGATTCTTTTTTATATTTAACAACTGGTGATGCAACAGACGCTGATTACACTGCTGGTAAATTATTTATAGAGTTAATGGGTTACGCAGCTTAATAGGAGGCATTTATGGCGATTAGGTCTGATGTAAAAGCATTTAATCACGATCAAGGTGATGCCGCAGCGGTTGTAGGTCCTGCAAGATCAAGGATAAGACAAATAGTAATTTTTGGTAATTCTGCTGGTGCATTAACCATTAAAAATGGTTCAGGTGGATCAGATATATTGGTTCAGAGTTTTCCAACTGGGTTACATACTTTGAACATTCCAGATGCAGGAGTGTTGGCTGAAAGTGGAGCATACATACATGCTTTTACTGGCAGTGGTAACAAACTTACTTTGTTTTTGTCCTAATGGCTAGAAAACAAGACAAACAACCACCTAAGACTAAAAAGTATTTCCGCTCCACTAAAAGTGGTGCGGGAATGACTAAGGCAGGTGTTGCTCGATATAGAAGAGAAAATCCTGGTAGTAAACTTAAAACTGCTGTTACTGGCAAAGTTAAACCTGGTAGCAAAGCTGCTAAAAGACGTAAGTCTTATTGTGCAAGATCATTAGGACAGCTTAAAAGAGCGTCAGCTAAAACAAGAAATGATCCTAATTCAAGAATTAGACAGGCAAGAAGAAGATGGAAGTGTTAATGAAAGCGACAGAAGTTTTAAAATTACTAGAAAAACACGAAGAGTCTTGTGACAAAAGATATGCTGAAATTCAAGATCATTTGAAAAAATTAGACAATAGATTGTGGATGATTGTATCATTAATTATTGTTGCTAGTGGATTGGAGCAGTTATTATAATGGTTATGGGTAGATCTCAAATGAGTAAACAAATATCCAAACCTTTTGGAAAGAAAAAGAAAAATAAAAAAATTGTAAAGGTGAAAAAAAATGCCAAAAGACGCATGTTATCACAAGGTAAAAGCTAGATATAGAGTATTTCCAAGTGCGTATGCTTCAGGAGCTATCGCAAAATGCCGTAAAGTAGGTGCAGCAAATTATGGCACTGGAGGCAAAAAGAAAGCTAAAAAGAAAGCTGAAGGTGGTGTTATAGAATTAAAAAATGGTGGCAATGTTACTAAACAAAAACGTAAGAGACCTGCTAAAAATAAAAACATAGCTCGTGGCTGTGGTATCGTTATGAGTAATAGACGTAAAGTTACAAAGTATAGATAATGGCTGTAAGAAAAACAAAATCTGGATTAGCCCTTAAACGGTGGTTTAAAGAAGATTGGAAAGACGTTAAAACAGGTAAACCATGTGGTCGTAAAAAAGGCGAGAAGAGAGGCACTCCTTATTGTAGACCTAGTAAACGAGTTAGTTCTAAAACACCTAAAACTAGATCAGAGATGACAGCGGCTGAAAAAAGAAGTAGAATAAGTCAAAAGAATAGAATAGGACAACCAGCAGGTAAACCAAGAAGAGTAAAAGCTCTTAGGAGAAAAAAGAAATGACAACATCTAGCTCCACAAATTTTGAACTTGACGTAGCTGAATATATTGAAGAAGCATTTGAAAGATGTGGATTAGAAGCTCGCACTGGTTATGATCTACAAACTGCTAGAAGATCCATGAATATTATGTTAGCGGAATGGGCTAATAGAGGTTTGAATCAATGGACTATAGAACAAAGAACACAAACTTTAACTGCTAGTGATAGAGAATATTCTTTAGGAACAGACGTTATAGATATACTCTCAGCAGTCGTAAGAAGAAGTGATACAGACTTTAGTATGACTCGCATAAGCAGAGATACTTATTTAGCGATACCAAATAAAGCAACTACTGGTAGAACAACTCAATTTTTTCTTGATAGACAAATAACACCTAATTTAAAGATTTGGCCCACACCAGAAAACAGCACAGATATTATTGTATATGATGCACTTACAAGAATACAAGATGCAGACACACAAGTTAATACTATGGAGATACCATTTAGATTTTATCCTTGTTTGACTGCTGGATTAGCATATTATATATCTATGAAAAAAGCTCCAGATAGAATACAGTTGTTAAAGACTGTATATGAAGAAGAGTTTGAAATT